GTTTGCTAGCCTCGGCTACGTGTTCGATCCGCCCCCATCACCCGCGTACCCGTACAATGACGATAGCAGGCTGGTGGCGTACCTGGAGGCCCAAGATCCGCCACGCGGCCAGGCGGTGCGCCACCTAGGCTGGGACGGTGCCGTCTTCCTGACGAGCGACGGGGTCTTCCGTGAGGCAGAGGGCTGGGGCGGGTACGAGGACAAGATACCGCACCCCCAGGTCACGGAAGAGGCACGGAGCGCCTACGGTGACCGGGTGTCCTTGGAGGAGGCCAGAGAGGTTCTGAGGGAGGTATATACCTACCAGGAGCCGCAGGTCGCAGCGGTGGCCCTATCCTGGTGGGTGATGTGCCTGCTCAAGGGGCGTTTCCGGTCCTCGATTGCGCCGATCCTATACCTTGACGCACCCTCCGAGAGCGGCAAGACCAACGGCTTCTTTGCCTTCCTGGTGGCGTTGTCTGGGAACCTGTCCGGGTCAGGGTCGATTACGGTCCCCCGGATCAGGTCCCAGCTCGCAGCCAACCGCAACGGCATCGTGTGGGTGGATGACGTCTCCAACCTCCGGGGCATCGACGACGTACTCCGCCAGGCAGCGTCGAAAGGAACCCACACCAAGACAGACACTCGGGACAACATGGCCACCGTAGAGCACCACATGGTGGGTAACGTCCTGCTATCCTGCGAGGGAGTTGGGGGGCTACTCCAGGAGAAGGCCATGCGAGATCGGGTGATTCGGCTACAAGTGCCACCGGTCAAGGGGCGAATGTCCACCCGAGGCGACTACGAACAGTGGACCGATATCCTCGGGCTGCTGGATCGATTCGGCGCCACCTCTGATGACTATGCCATGTTTGCCCACCGAATGGCAGGGACGATGATCCGGCTGGTGGCGCCATATGGGAACGACATCGTGTTGGAGACCTACAAGCGGGGGGCGGGTAGACACGCTGAGAAGCATGCGGTGCTGAGAGCTGGGGCCGAAGTGCTGGCTGATCTTCTCGACGACCAGGCCCCGATTGCCGAAGTAGAGGCATGGATCGCCAAGGACCAAGACCTCGGCGGGCAGAACCTGTTTATCGGGGCGATCCTGCCCCGGCTTCTGCGGCACCTCAATCAGCCCACCGAATGGCAGGAGGAGCGGTTCGGCAGACTGCAGGCCAACGCGTGCTACGTGGCAAACGGCAAGGTGTTCGTGAATCCGGAGCTGTGTGCCGACTTGTGGGCTGGGCTTCGGGACGTGGATGCTCGAGGTCGACAGCTAGGATCCCGAGATGCCATCGTCTCGGAGCTACGAGCGTGTGGTCTATCGGCTCGTGACTGCCGGGTGGAGCGCAGAAGCCGCACCACGGAGGCCAGGGTCGGTTATTGGAGACTCCCACGGACCCTGTCAAAGAGGGTGCTAGGCAACCTGGATCCCGAGCAGGGGGAACTTTAGGGTGGTCGCACGGTGGCCGCACGGGCGACCCCAGTGGCCGCACGTGGCCGCACGGGGGCCAGCAGATGGTCGCACGCCCAACCTGGCCGTGTGGCCGCTGTGTGGCCACTGTGCGGCCGTCTTCCCCCTGTATTGGTGGAGAGGGTGCAACACCGGCTCTGACCGGCCACGGAGCAACTACACACACACACGAGTTATTTTTCTAAAAATATATGGTCGCACGGCCACACGCTCTTGTAGGGGTCTCTACGCGGGACGGGTGCACAGAGGGGCTTCTTGTCACTCTCCGTTTATAAGAGTTACACATACAGGTTCTGCCTCACGCGGGGGCGCACGTGGACGTGCGAGGTTCCGGTGTGTGTGGCCGTGTGGCCAGTGTAAATAGGTTAGGTGCCTGGTGCTGGCGGTAACTCTGCTGGTACAATGGTGAAGACCCCAGCGCCACTGATGAAGGAGGACAAGTGCAGACGCTCAAGGTCAGTAACGAGGAGCGGAAGGCCCAGAAGCTCGCTGGTCGGATCCGCCGGGCCCATAACTGGAGGGTGCAGGTCTGGGCCCAGAGCGAGCTCAGGATCCGCAGGCTGACGGCGGAGCTCGCAGAGCTGGGCAACAACCCGCCCGAGCTGTTCGAGCCCGAGTTCTCGTCGGACAAGAAGCTGGAGGGGTACACCACCCTCCTCCAAGACGGATGATCGGAGCCCAGGACATGGCGAGCGGCATTGAGCGCACCCTCGACCACTATGTGGCGGAGGTCGACGTCAAGCGGGTGGACCGGGTCAAGATCACCACCCGGCAGGTCACAGGCCCGGAGCAGATTCACGAAGAGCGGGAGGTTATCAACCTAACCCGAGTCGTGCTGTCTGGCCCAAGTGAGGAGGCGGTGATCAACAAGGTCATCCGGGTCCTGAAAACCGAGGTTGGCAGTGCCTAGGCTACCCCGGCGGGTCTGCCAGCGCATGAGGGCGGGGGCCTCGCCGCGCGCGTTGACCCCCCTGGACCTGCTCAGTACTGAGGTGCCGTTTGGTGCGGTTGCGGTCGACACGGAAACCTCTGGTCTATTCGCAGATGACGGCGCCCGGGTGTCTACAGTGTCACTCGCGTGGCGGGACCTGCTTGGGGCGTGGTCGGCAACAGAAGGCGAGTGGACCAACGTCACCATCAAGGAGGAGGAATACGCCCCTGGGCATAAAGCTAGGATCGTCTCGGTAGCGTGGCCGTTCGATCAAGGCGTTGAGGGTAAGCCAGAGGACAACGGGCAAGAGCGCCTATGGCCGGACGCCGATAACCTGGGGTCGGTTCACTGGCGGGCGCTCCTGGAGTGGCTGCAACATCGGAGCGTCGAACGGCCTAACCTGGTGTTCCACAATGCTAAGTTCGACCTGGAGAAGCTGCGGGTCGGGGTGAGGCGCTGGCCTGGCCTCGGGCTGGACCTGCAAGATGGGCTGCTCTGGGACACTCAGAATGTGAATGCCCTGCTCTGGCCGCTGGAGCCAACCTCTCTCAAACCAACCTGCGCGAGGCTGTTCGGGCAGGAGATAGCAGATGAACAGGCCAAGGTCAAAGCATATCTCAAGGCGGCCAAGTTGCCGACGGGGCGGTGGGACCTCATGCCCTGGGATGTCATCGGGTCGTACGCGGACCTTGACGCCCGGCTGACCCTGATGCTGTACATGAGGCAGCAGGTTGAGATCGAGCAGCGACCTGACTGGAACCGAGTGTATGAGCTGGTCGAACGGAGGCGCCTAACCACCGGGGTGCTGTACCGGATGGAGCACCGAGGGCTGCCATTCGCGAAAGATGAATCGGTCAAGGCCGCCGAGGACGTCAAGGCTAAGGCGCATGACCTGGCTAAGAAGCTGCCTTTCAAGGTCAACGACGCCAAGCGGTTCTACTTCGAGGAGGGCAAACTCAAGAACGGCACGCCGTGCCTGGGGCTGGTTCCCTACCAGATGACCGAGAAAGGCGCGCCATCCATGACTGCCGAGGTGGTGGCGCGGATGGTGCAAGACGAGGTCCCCCATGCCGCGATCTTCGCCGAGGTTAAGAAGCTGGAAACGGCCGGGTCGATGTGGTACCAGGGCTATGCCGAGAAAGTCGGGTCAGACGGTAGGCTGAGAACCTGCTTCCGGCAGAACGGAACTCGCTCGTCGCGATTCTCGGTCGAACGGGTGAACCTGCAAGCGATCCCTCAGGATTACCGGTTATCCGGGTACGACGCCCTGGAAGGAGTACCAACGCCCCGCGCGCTGGTGGCGTTGGAAGTCAAGAAGAGCATGCCGGGGTGGGCGCTGTTTGAGCTTGACCTGGCCCAGGCTGAGCTACGGGTGGCCTCGCTGTACGCAAATTGCAGCCGGATGCTGCAGATGATCCACAACCAGGAGGACCTGCATAACGTAACCACACAGGAGCTGTTTCACCTCGCGGAAGGAGACGACCAGTGGAAGATGTATCGCCAAGTCGGAAAGAAGGCGAACTTCTCGCTGATCTTTGGCGCGAGGGGCCGCACATTCCAGGGCATGATCTCCAAGGAGACGGGGATCCGCTTGGTCCTGAGCGAGTCCGAGCGCCTGGTGACGACCTGGAACCTCCTGTATCCCGAGTTCGGGAAAGCAGTGAGGAGGCACAGCCGGGTGGTGGAGCGCCGACAGGCTAAGCACGGCCACGGTTGGGTGGCGTTCCCCAACGGCGAACGTCGATGGTTTCAATTGTATGAAGAGGCTCATAAGGCCTTTAACCAGCGCGTACAGGGCACGCTGGCTCAATATGGGATCGACTGGATGCTGGAAACGGACGCGCTTTTGCGCACCGAGGGGTTGGACGACACCCCGATCGGTGGCGCAGGGCTGATCTTGACTATCCACGATTCCCAGGTGCTGCTCCTCCCGGACAATGAGGTCGGGGAGAGGTTGGCCAGTAGATGCGCCGATGTTGGGCGCAGACTATGGCAAGAATGGTTCCCGGGGGTGCCTGGGGACGTAGAGTGCAAGCGGTGGTGAGCGGGGAGCTGTGCAGGTCTGGAAGGTATGTGGTAGGATGTTGGTACTACAGCGGGGACACTGCTGCTGGTGCCAGCGTTGTCAGGTAAGACCAGGGGTGGAGGAAGCCGCCTGTACGGAGCATTTGCGGTTCCTCCTAGCAGACTGGCAAGACAAGAAACAGCGTCGGAAGCGCAGGACGCTCCCGACCATCATCATCGAGAAGGGAATGGCGTGGAAACCCTTGACGTCGTTGTCGGTGCGCAGTTCGGGTCGGAAGCCAAGGGGCACGTTGCCCAGCAGGTCATCCGGCGCCGGATCAACGACACGGGAGGCTGTGCAACAGCGGTCTGCGTGAGGGTCGGGGGCCCGAACGCCGGTCACACCGTCGTTGATCGGTCCGGGGTGGCCTGGGCTCTGCGCCAGGTCCCGGTCGGGGTGGTCGAGGAGGGGGTTGCTCTGGTCATTGCGGCGGGGTCTGAGATCGACCCGCCCGTGCTGCTCAAGGAGATCGATGACCTGGAGGCAGGTGGGCACCGGATCCGGGACAGGTTGGTCGTCGACCACGAGGCTACGGTGCTACTGCCAGTGCACCGAGCCCAGGAGGTGGAGCTGGTCAAGCGCATCGGGTCTACCGGCAAGGGGATCGGCGAGGCAAGGGTCGACCGGCTGCGACGGACCGCGCTGCGGGTAGCCGATCACAAGGACCTCATCGTCGAGTTGTTTGACCGAGGTGTTCAGATCGTGGACACTGCCAGATTCATCTACCAGCACCGGCTGGTCGTGATCGAAGGAACGCAGGGCTACGGGCTCGGGTTGCACGCCGGGTACGACCCCAAGTGCACCTCGGCTGACTGCCGGGCAATCGACGTCCTGGCCCAGGCTGGAGTCAACCCCTGGTCAGTCACCAGAGGTAACCTGCGAGTGTGGCTGGCGGTGCGGCCCTACCCGATCAGGGTGGCGGGTGAGAGTGGCCCTCTGCTCGGTGAGACGACCTGGGGGGAGCTCGGGCTGCCAGCCGAGGTCACCACCGTTACCAAGAAGACGCGCAGGGTCGCTCGGTGGGATGGGCACCTGGTGCTCGCAGCGGTGCTGGCCAACGGAGGCGGGACCGGCTGGTCCGGCCCGGTGCGTCTCGCGTTCACGATGGCCGACCAGGTGGCCCACGAGATCAAGGGGTCGACCAGTGCAGCCGAGGTGCTGCAGTTCGGCGCGGTCAAGGACTGGGTCACCAGGATCCAGAACGAGACGGCCACCAACATCAAGCTGATCACAACCAGCCCGTCAACGGCGGTCTGGGTCTGACAGGAGGGCACGTCAGTGAGTGTGGATTTCCAGGACGGAGCAATCGTCAACCGGCCGTGGTCGACGGATGAAGACCCGCTGTTCACCGAGGTTAGCCGGGCGGTTCTCGCTCGGGACAAGGAGCAGACCATGCAGCAGGACCTGGCCGACCAGCTCTCCGAGATCATTGCCTGGTGGGAGCAGGTGGCGCGTGCGGACGCCAACCGCACGATCCCCAAGGCGCTCGAATACGGCGCCAGTGACCTGGACATGATGGGTACGGCGATGCTCGGGATGGCCGGGCACCAGTGGGACGCCGCCCCGGCAGACGAGCGGCGTCAGATCGGGCAGGAAATGGCGGCACTGTTCTACTTGCAGGGGAAGGTGGCGAGGGCCATCTCGGCGCTGCAGCAGGGGCGTCTGGCCTCTGCTGACACCCTGTTCGACATCACCGTCTACAGCATGATGCTGCGGCGGATGCGCGATTTCGGGTCCTGGGTATGATCGGCCAGCGGCCGGAGCGGTGGGACCGGGACACCGAGGAAAGTGCGTCACGGTCCCAGGTGCGGGTGCTGATCGCGCACAATCTGCGGGTCATCCGAGCCAGGCTCCGGGATCATGGGTGGGTTGCCCCGATGGACAGGGTCGACCGGTTGGAGGACCCGAGGTCCGGGTATGCCATCGAGAGCGGGTACGTTTTCGGCGAGGTCTGGGTCAAGTTGTACCGGCCGGGCGAGAAAGCACACGCCTGGGAGGAGACCACCCGAGTCTGGGATTTCGAGAACGAGGCCTACGGTACCAACGCCATATTCATGCGGATCATGGACGAGGTAGTGGGGGCTGGTCGAGATGGGCCGAACTAACCGGCTGGGCGTTTTACTGGTGGCCTGGGTGGCTGGAGTGCTCATCGGGCTTACGGTCGGGGTGCAGGCCAACTACGTGGATAAGCTCCAGCAACATCGCCGAAACGAGCTGCTATGCTGGGAGGCAGCGGTTACGGCGTACCCGTCGTATGACGGAGAAGCACCTTTGTTGAACGTGTTGCCCGCGTGCGAGCACGTCGACGAGGCGCGGAAACAGGACATGAGGCGAGTGATGGCGGCTTTTGTTGAGAAAGCTGCGGACAGGATGGCGAATCCGTGAGAGACGTGCTGATCTACTTGGCGCACCCGATCGACCTGGCGACCGGTGATATGGGTGCCAGGGACTGGGCGTACAGCCTGGTCTGCGAGGCAAAGGCCGAGATGCACGCCTCGCCAGTCGCCGTGTATGACCCGGAAGGCGCATTTCAGGTTGGGGTTGCGGCCGAGCCGCGCGCCTGGATCGGCCAGATCAACCGGGCAGCCCTGAATCGGGCGGACGGAGTGCTTGCGGTGTTGCCCGAGGCCATCGTGTCGGTGGGGACCCCCATCGAGATGCACGAGGCCTTCCGGCAGGGCAAGCCGGTGGCGGTGGTGACGGACATCGAACAGAGCTGGATGCTGGAGAGTTACCAGGGTCGAAGGTTCCAGGTGTTCCCGGCATCGGTTCACGGGGTTCGACAGGCGGTCGGCTGGCTGCTGGATCAGGAGACCCTGGAGGACCGAACGGCACGTAAGGCGTCACTTTACGCGGAGAAGCTCACTGCCAACAGCCAGCTCCCTACCCAGGGGTACCAGGGGGACGCCGGATTTGATCTATTCGTGAGTGAATCGGTTACGGTTCCGGCTAAGTCGTTCATCGATGTCCCTTGTGGGGTTGCCGTGGAGCTACCCGAGGGAATGTGGGCGATGATCACCGGAAGATCATCGACGCTGCGCGACCACGGTCTGCTGGTGACCCAGGGCATCATCGACAACGGATACCGGGGGCCGCTGTTCGCGGGGACCTGGAACCTCACCGACGAGGACGTCAAGGTGGAAGACGGTTGGAGGCTCGCTCAGCTCATTCCATTCTACACGGCGGCCGACCACGTGCTCATTCATGAGGCGCCGTTCCTGGCGCCCAGTGAGCGCGGGTCCAACGGCTTCGGTTCGACGGGGAGGTAAGTGGCATGGCGAAGGACAGCAAAGACAGGTTCTACGACGACCTGCGACAGATCGTCCGTGAGGAGCTGGATAAGACGCCGAAGACCGAGCTGATCGAGGCCGAACTGGTCAGTGAGCCAGAGGGGGCGGTTCTTGGCCCCGAGGACCTCCTCATCCTCCGGTGGCGGGTAACGGAAGAGCAAGCGGCCTCGATCTGGGAGCGACTTGACGAGAGGTTTCCGGCTCTCCACAACCGGGTGCTGGTCTTCAACGCCGAGGAGATGCTGGTCGCCAAGGGCGCGGCTGCTCCTTTGAAGGACGCATCTGCGGCCAAGTTGACGCCAGAGCAACTGGACGAGGCAATCCTGGCGGTCAAGCGGGTCAGGAGGTTGCTGGGCGCCAAGGTGGTCGAGGAGCCGATGCCCGACTACCCCAAGACCGTCGAGGAGGACGACCCGGCCGATCCTGGCTACGTGATCCCGGAGCCGCTGCTCGGGGAGGAGATCCACACCAAGCTGCCGGGCGAGGCGGCCAGTCGGTATCACTTCGCCGGGAGGTTCGCAACCACCCTCGGCTGACCCGGCACGCATCCGCCCCTGGCTCGGTGGGAGGGCCAGGGGCGGATGCGTATCCGGTCAGCGATCGAACGAGGTGACGTCCAGGATGTTGCCGTTGGGGTGCTCGACCCGCTCGCCGTTGAGGCGGATCCCGACCAGGCGCTCGAAGGTCCAGACGACGAGCTTGACCGTCTGGCGCTCTCCGCCAACGAGGGTGACGCCAACCCGCTCGCCGTGCTTCCAGTTCGCCCGGGTGATCTTGGTGGCCATGGTCGGCTCCTTTGGGGAAGGGGGCGGCGCCCCGGCTTGTGGTTCTATTTTACCACGGGTAAGGGGGGTAACACAACCCCCACCCCCGGGATTGACGTGTGATCTAAGCCACCTGTAGGATGGTACACGCGCAGGAGGAGGCGATCAATATGGGGTTCTTTCGGTGGTTCGGCGGTCGTGCCCCGGGGGCCAACGAGCACCGGACCGAACACAACAAGCTGGCGGACGTCCTGAACGCCATGGAGGCGGCTGGGCTCCTGCCCGCACCCGACCTGCGGAGGAAACTGACCGTGACAGCGCAGGGAGTTTGGGACGGATCGGACTACGCCCTGGTTCGCAGCTTGAACCGGTACAACCGCAGGCCAGTCAACGCATGCGGGTGGGACTTTCCGGACAGGAGGACCACCTCCACGACGCTCGGGACCTCGGACTTCGGTGGGGTTTGGCATGACTCCAGCTCGATGAGGATCGTGGACGGCGCATTCCAGAAGGTCAACGGTCTTGGGTATCGAAGCATGGGCCTGTTGTACAACATGGCCCAGGACATCCGACTGTCGGTATACGTCGACACCCCGGCGGCCAGTGATTTCGACTGCGGATTCTGCATTCGATCGAGGTCAGCCAACCTCACCGACATGATCCTCGTTGCAGCCTGCCAGAGCACCGACACTATCAAGGTGGTCAACCGACACCACCCTCGTGACCACCAGCTCGGTGGGCCTGGCCCAGGGCACGCGATACCACTTCGAGCTACAGGACCTCGGCGGCACCCTTACCTTCTACATCGACGGCGTACTGGCGCTGACCCACGTCCTGGGGGACGACGACGCAGCGTATCCCTGGACCGACGTTGGCCTGTGCGCCCACAATACCCGCGACACCGGCTCCAGATTCACCGACTTCACCTGGTCGCACGTTGCCCCGAACCCTACCAGGTGCGCCAAGACCATCGCCCACCGGGGCCGGATCGGCACTTGGCCGGAGAACAGCCTCCGGTCAACCTCGCTTCTCCCGCCGCACATCTACGGAGTCGAGTGCGACGTCCAACAGACCAATGACGGCGAGTGGGTGCTCATGCACGACACCACCGTGGACCGCACCACAAACGGCACGGGCAACGTGGCGGATCTGACGCTGGCCGAGCTGCAGGACATGGTGTTGGACGGTGGGGGCGGGATGGTGCCGACCCTGTCGGATTTCCTCGATCTGTGCCAGGCGAAGGCATTCAGCGAGGTCTACATCGACTACGGGGCGGGGAGCATCAGCGGGCTAGTGTCCTTGGTTGAGGGGCACGCGGTAGCCTCGAACTGCGTGTACTTCGTCGGATCAGCCAGTCAAGCGGCGTCGTTCCGGGCTGCGAGCGCAAGCGGCAGGATCGCGCTTGGCTCGGTCACCACCGGCAACGTGGCCGCCGGTGTGACGGCGGCTGGGACCTCCAACATCGAGCGGCTCATCATCACCCCCGGGGATGCGGCGTTCGTTACCAACCATGGGGCGGTGGCAACCATCCTCGCTGGTGAGATCGCCGCAGGTGCATCGACGATCGACCTGTCCGAGACGCAGCTCCTGGCGCTCGCAGACGGGTGCGACTGGATCCTCACGGACTACGCGCACTTGGTCAACATGTAGGTTGCCGGGGTTGACTCTGGTCTGCTACCATGATCCTGCGAGGATGATGGTCCCTGCGCCGGGGTTGTCTGGGCTCTCGCACACTACCGCCCGCCGTCCACCTCTAGCTTGAGGGCGCTACGGCGGGCGGTCGTGTGTTCAGTCGGAGCAGGACGGCCAGTGATGGTAGCCGCAGATGTCACAGTACACGGCGTCCAGTTCAGCCTGTTCGTCGTACATGTTGGGTTCCCTTCTGGGGCTGCGTCAATACGACAAGCCTCTGTCGTTGTCGGACGGCTTGGTCTTGTTACCGGCTCGAATAACCACCTCGCGGCTCAGAACGCGGGACAGGACCCCGCATTCCCAGCAGTGCGTGGTCGATCCTTCGGGGTACGGGGGCCCATCGCCGACTGCGTAGCCGATCTTGTTGTGGCCGCAGGAGAGGGTTGCCCGGTATTCGTACCGGCTCCTGGTAAGGGAGCTTAATTTGGCCATGAGGCCTCCTGGTTGGTGTCCGACGGGGCGGGAGGCTCGTGGCCGGTCCCGCCCCGCCGGAGCTCGGGTGGTCAGTTGGTGAGAACGGCAAGAGCTGCCGCGTGGAGCGTCTCATCGAGGCAGTCGCTGCTGATGATCGAGTCGGCGAGCTCGACGATGGCCTGCATGGACGGCGGGTCTGCCTCGAACCGGTCGACGTAGGCGTCCCGGAGAACCGACAAGGTATCGGTGTAGGCGATGGCTTCGATGATCGTGACCACGATCTCACCGTCCCGGTTGGTGACTTCCCCGGTGCAGTGCCAGAGGTGCGAGCCATCAGTCCCGGTGTAGCCGAGCGCCTCGTAGGCCTCGTCAAGGGTGCTGGCCTCAACGGTGGCAACGGTCCCGGTCCAGTAGGTTGCAGTGAACATGTCGTCCGCCCTCTCGTTTCTCTCCGCCCTTGTAATAACTATTTTACCATAGGGGGCACCTCAACACAACCCCCACGGGGGTTAGGTTAATGTGGGAGTTGCCACATTTAACGAACTTGCGCCAAACTGCCAAATCTGATAAAATCGTATTTGTAAGGGCGGGGAGATCCCGCCACCTCAGGACGGAGGACACAATGGCCGAAATCACCGTGAACCTCGAAGGTCAGGGCGGCAACAGGGACTACGTCAACCCGCTCTCTGGGCGCAAGCTCCTCGCGGTCGACACCGCGCGGTTCGTGACCCCGGGCCTTCTCATCGAAGGTGCGAGCTGGGAGCGGGACGGCTTCTCCGGGGCGTGGGTCCTGGTCCTCTCGGTCTGGACCCCGACCGGTCCGATGATCGAGATCCGGGTCACCGAGGACGTCTTGATCCACGTGACGCCTTCACCGGCTGGCTGACCCCAGCGAGTGCTCGTCCCGTCCCCCTCCTCGGGTGGCGGGGCGAGTCGCTGTACGGGGTTGTGCGCGGACCCCGAGATATGATAAAATAGGTATTACCAGGGAGGGAGAGACCCTCCTGGAGAGGAGAACCAGGCGATGGCTGGCAACCACGGAGGCGACGCGAGGAACACCGGCGCGCCTGCCGCAGGTCCCGCGATCCAGGGCAACGCTCAGCAAGCGCCCGCAAGTGGCGGAAGGCACGTCGACCGGACCCGCCCCGCGAGCTCCGGCAAGCAGAGCAAGGAGCGCCCCGCTCACTGACCAACCGGGGCGGGGGGCTGGTGGCCTGGCTCCCCGCCCCACCCATAGGAGGTCCGACTTGAAGCTGATCTGCGAGCACTGCGTGCACTCGCCGCAATGTGCATGGTATCGTAGAGCCGGGTGGTACACCGCAGCCGGGATGCTGGTGTTCTTCGGCGCGATCATCATCCTGCTCTCCGTTTGACCGGTCAACCCCTCTCCCGAGGTTGACCCGATTGGGTTGAGCAACGAGTGGCCCGGTACCCACTCCGCTCCCCAACGCCCTGCCCCCGCCGCTCCCCTCCGGTGGGGGCAGGGTTGTGTTCAAGCCCGGTGATATGATAAAATAGTATCAACACCAGGACGGAGAGAACAGGAGAGGGCAATGGCCAAGAAGACCCGCCCAGCAGATGAGCACAAGCGCCACCTTCGCGCGGTCTACCTGCAGGCGTTCGACGATTTTGCGACCGACCCGGTTGACGTGGCCAGGTCCTACCCGGACGGGACCGTCAACACCCGGTACGCTCGTGAGCTGCTTGGCACGCTCACCACTGCTGGCCTTCTCGGCAACCACTTCGTGAACGGCGAGAACGAGGTGTGGCAGGTCATTAGTCCAGGGACCTACGACGAATACGACCGTAGCGAGGCCGAGACGATCATCGATTCGTGGTTGGAGCGGACGGACGTCGAGGCTAAGCCGGAGCCAGTGGCGCGCCCCGCCAAGAAGGCCACTGCGAAGCGCCCGGTGTCAGCTAGCGCCCCCAAGCCTTGCGGCTGCGGTTGCGGTGAGCAGGTCGGGCGACGCGCCACCTACCGGCCGGGGCACGACGCGCGCCACGCCTCGGCGGTTGGCCTGGCGATCTTCCACCGTCGCGAGGGGTCGCCGCAGCAGGACGTCAGCGACCTGCTGGAGCCGTTGTCCGCAGCTCTCCGCGCCAAGGCGCTGCATCAGGCGTCGCGGCTGGAGGGTCGCACCCCTAACCCCGCCTCCGCGAACGAGCACGAGAAGGCCGCGATTGCGCGGGTGGTGGCCACGGTCCGCGCCGACCAGCACATGGACCGGTCGGTGGTGGGCGGGGTTGTCTCCCGGCTCCCCACCAAGGCCATGCAGGACGAGGCGCTGCGCCAGCTCGGGATGTGACCCACTTCACACGTTGACCCCCCACGTTTAACTTGCGTTGGGGGGTCTCCTACTGGTAAAATAGGTATTACAAGGACGGAGCAAACCGAAGGAGCCCGAAATGACCGCCAACCAGACCCCCGCCGCTCTCATCAACGGTCCCTGCGCTTGCGGTTGCGGCTTCGGAGTCAACCACCCGCAGAGCACCTACCTCCCCGGTCACGACGCTCGCCACGCAGGGCAGGTCGCCCGCAAAGCCGCTGACCTCCTGCGCGGGGAGTTCGGATACACCCGGGACAGCGAGCGTATCATCGAGATGTTCCGGCCGTTGTCGGGTCGGCTCCAGGACAAGGCCAACCGGCTGCTCGACCGGCTGCTCGCCCCCCGCCCTGCCAAGAAGGCCAAGAAGGTCGCCGCCCCCAAGTTCGTCACCGGCACCGTTAAGATCGGCCGCTGGGCCTACGCAGCCCGCCGGTTCAGCGACGGATCCGTCACCTACCTTCGCCGCAACTCCATCGAGATGACCGAGGCCGACGCCAAGGTCGCGGCCACCTTCACCGCCAACTGACCCACCCACCCGACCGGGGACCGCCCGCCTTGCGGAGGTCCCCGGTGGTGTGTTTTAATGCTAGTACCCAGGACATGAGCCAAGGAGTATACCGTGACCATCCTTAGGACCCTTCCGGTAGGCGAGCGCAACGAGATCGCCGACACTATGCCGATCCCCGTGATCACCGACACTTGGCAGGGGCAGAACGACACCGCCCCACTCAGGATCAACGACCACACGGTGGACCGGGTCAGGTACGAGCTCGGACCCCGCCACGTCCGCCAGGTTGACGCTCGGTCTGGCGTCATCCGGCACGCAACTCGCAGGGGAACCGGCAGGCTCTGGGCCATGGCGTTGGCGGGGGCAGCGCTCACGGTGGCGGTGGCAGCCCTGGGACCAGGGGCTGTCAAGGAGGCTCCTGCCCCAGGGACAACCACCGCTGTTCCGACTACGGTGGTCACGGAGAAGCCGACGGACACCCCACGGGCTACGCGGGGGGTGCGCACCAGCGCGGAGCGGTCACGGGAGACGAGCCGTGCCACCTCCGCTGACCTCGTGCCGGTCCCCCGGACGGTGGCGCCAGCCCCTAAGCCGACGGTCACGGAGAAGCCAGCGGCAACCC